AGTGTAAGCTTTCGCCATCTCTTCAGCACTTTTGAACTTCTCTGGCAACCACGCCGGGCGCTGAGCAGCAGCAGCAGCAGCAGCAGCAGCAGCAGGATCGACTGCGGCACTCTTATCGTCTCCGGTGATTCCCGCTTTCGGAGTCTTGTTGGGGTCTTCGTTAACCTGCGTGGGAATCTCGATGCTTGAAGTTGCCATCTCGTCTAGCGATCCTGCCGGGTGTTACCCTTAGCGGTCTTGTACTCCGCAGGGAGGTATTCACCGGCTTTGCCGACTCTAGGTCCACTCGTCTTTGGAATCCGATTGCCTTCAGGAGCACGCTGCTCAGCAGGAATCGACTCGTTATCACTTCCGCCACGAGCAGCTTCACTCGGCAGATCGTTTACTTTTGCCATCTGTTCGACTTATCTCCTTTTGAAGTGTTAAGCTTCTTGTGATGTAGGCTGCGTTTGCTGTACAGCAAGCGATTGATCGGACATCGCCTTAATCGTCTGCGGTCCAAGCTTCTCCATCATGGCCTGCTGTGTCTTCTGCTGCCGACTCGCTTGTACCTGCTCTTCTGAGCGGACCAAGCCATCAATCTCGATGTTCAATGCAGCCGCACGTCGAGTGATGTACGCGCCGGCACTAGCATATTCAGCAACAGCCTCGGGACCGAATATCTGAGCAGTGCCATTCAAGAGAAGATCAAGCTTCATCAGATCACTCGTGCGTCCCAATCCGTCGAGACCAGTGATGATCTGTGGAGTTACGATCTTTTCCGGCAGTTGAGGAAACTCGCGCTTTCGCTGCATAACAGCGATGAGCCGCGTCACCAAGGGATGCTGAAGCTCTTGACCTAGGATCGAATAGGTTCCGCCCAAGGCTTGCTCAAGTTCCCCAGCCATGAAACGAATCTCTTCTGCTGTAACTCGTTCGGCCTGTCGCTGAATGCTGGAATTAAGAAGGAATGCCTGTTCCAAGCGGCGCTCGATCTTGTCAGCCGTAGCGCTCACAACTTGGAAATCAGCAAACTTCTCCATCATCAGGACTTCAACATCTTTTCTCTTGCCGTCCATGATGGCCCCGCTAGGAGCGTCCTGAAGCTTACGCTTGCTGGTTACGCCCCCTTCATCCACAAGCCAAATGATCTTAGAAGCGTTAGCCGCGAACTCTACAACGGACTGCGACAGCCCTTCCAACGAATGCAGGTCTCCCATGTACTCTTCCACATGACCCCGTCCATAATCAGACCCGGCAACGGAAGTCCACCGAAGAGGAATCCAAGCCGACTTGGCAGCCGGGTAGGTGCCATCAGTTCCAGGAACTAACATGCCGACGACTTCCTGATGCACCTTCCACGATTTGTTCTCTTGACGTTGAATCCAAGTGTAGAGATAGATCAGTTCGGACGTGTCGTCCTTTTTCTGATCGGTTGTTGCGTTGTGTGATTCCACTACTAGTCTCGCAGCAGGAGGCAGCGTCTTGCGATTCAAGCCTTCCCGACACACGATCTCGATGGGTTCACCCTCACCGTCTCGCTTGACAACGTAGTTCGCCAGCGTGAACAGTTTGATAGCGCCGGATTCCATGACATAAAGGAGAGCGTTACCAGCCACAATGAGATGCTTGAACATCTCGCTGAGCACAGGTCTCGCCGTCTTCTGTTCCAGGCGCTTCATCACAGCGCGTTCCGCTTTAGCCAGCGCAGCGTCGATCTCTCCACGAGCATCGTTGCTAGTGGAACGCTCGATTAGTTGCTCCATCGCAAACTCATCCACTTGCAATCGGAAGAACGAAGAGCCAGGAGGAAAGAGCGCAAGCAGCAACTTGGCTGAGAGGTTGTTCGCACCACGCGCCCCGACACTTTGAAATGGCGTCGGTAACGAACTCGCATCGTTGGTGCTCTCAGGCGGGACCAACGAAGGAATGGTGAGTGTAGACGCTTCTCGTGCCCGAGTTAAAGCCGGGGATCGAGTAGCGCATAGCTGTTCATATCGTCCTTCTGCCGATGTTACCGGAGAGGGCGAAGTAGGAGCAGACTGTTGAACGGCATCGTTCACTTAGCTACTCCTGAGTCAAGGAAGAGGAACGCGAGCGGGAGGGGCGAGGCAGTTGAACAGCCTGAATGAGCGTCATCTGTTCATCCAGTTTCTTCAGCACACTGTTACGCTGTGCCTGAATCGTCATAAAGGGACCGCGCCCGTCAGGCAAGCCGCGATCAAAAGCCTGCGCTGTTGGAAGCGTCAAGGATCGCAAGCTCAAGAAGAGCGAGTCGATGTTCTGACGAAGCACGTCCAGCGTAGGAAGCGGAGTACGGACGGACATGGTTGATTAGCGAGTCTCCAAGACGTTGTGTTTGGACTGTTCCTCAAAGACACTGCGAAGCTTCCGCACCACCTTTGCCGCGCCTGCTGCCATCCAGACTTCACGATCTGTTTCAGCAGGGTCAGGACAGCGATCAGGATAGAGCCGGATGAGATAATCCAGCAGCGCTTGAGAAACAGCAGGGGCCTGTTTCGAGGTATCAGTCATTTTGGGGTTTCTGTGGTTCCTACCGGAAGGCAAATGGGCCTGAAGGAGAGGGGCTAGGAAGCCCTAACCCCTCTGCTAGCAGCGTGTTAGCTTAGACCAACGAGCCCGGCGAATTGACTAGCCGGTACTCGAACTGCATGGATTCGGGCATCGAGCGCTTCTCGATCTCATATCCCTGTTCCCGAAGCTCTCTCAAACGCCGGGTGCCTTCGGTGCCGCCCACTGCGTTGATCGCATAAGTGCTGTGCCAGCGTCCGTCACTCAGCAGTCGCAACACTTCAGCGCGACGAGAAAATACGGTGAGTCCTGTTACCGTCATGGTGAAACAATTCCCTTCTTCGGATGGTTCAACATCAGGAAAGGCGACACAAGATCGTTCAGGTGCCCGATTCTCGTGTGCCAAGCGAATCGACAGTTGTGCGGACGACTAACTAAGATGCCGTGTCCGTGGAAAGACTTGACGTTATGAAACCCGTCATCAACTAGAACATCCACCGGCGCTTTTGACTTATCCGACATCGGAACGAACTCGCCATTGAACAACTGCATGAAACCGTGCCGGAGCAACCACGACCGCTTAGCCTGCTCCGTATTGCGAACGCAGGATGTGACGAATCGGATGCTGGCTCCTAAACGCCGCAGGATGTTTAGCGCCATGAACGCGCCAGGAATTGGCTTTACTACATTCTCGTCATAGATCGACGGGTGCAGAAACTCAAAGAGAGAATCCCCCAGGTCCGCGATCTGCGGTATCTTCTCAATCGACCACTGCGAGAAGCCCCGCTTAGGATTCAAGCGATAGCCAAATCTTGTGTTGATCCAGTTAATCCACGGCTCACTTAACTCAGCTATCGTGTCGTCCACATCAATGCCTATGCAAAGACGCCTCATGGATCGAGCCTCGCACCGCGAGCCATTGGTGCGCCCTGTGATTCAAGCTCTTCCTGCAAAAGCGCCAGCGCTCGCCACGCAACTTTGACTGAATGAGACAAACCGTCTGTGTCAGTGCGCCCTCGCTCCATCAGATGACGCACGATGCAATCAGCGTGATCGCTTGACTTGCCACGCGCCCAATGAAGGTCTTCACCGGGATTGTGCTTGTCGTTACCAACACGAGACAGTTCAGCTACCTCTGCCAGTGCAGCAGGGAAGTAGTCCAGCACGCCGCGCATGATAGGAATGTCCTTGCGAGCAGCAGAATCGACAGGGAGAACAGTTGGTGTTACCGGACAACCGCCCTGGTCTCCATGCTGCTCTTCGGTCTCCCTTTGCTCAAGAACACGAACGGCCTTCGCCGCACGCTCATGTAACTCTCTTGCTTCCTCAGCCGACGACCTGTAAAGACAGGAGCCAGCCAGTCCGCAAGAGGCCAGGGTATCGCAGGTTCCTCCCCGACAAATCATCGGATCAGCGTTCTTCAATGGCAACCTTGCCTCCCACCTGTCTGCATCGCGCCGAAGGCTGGATGTAGTAGATGTCGTACCGGATGGTCGTGGTGAGAGCTATTGCCCATCCACCATCAAACTCCATCGGAATGAAGGCCGTGCCCTGATACCACTCGCCTGCGGTGTAGACGCGAAGAACTTCCTGTTGAAGACCCCCGCGAATAGTGAAGCAACGCACCTCGTTCGGCATGACGGTGCCAACGTATCCGCTGGTGAGATACACCCTCATCGGATCGAGATTGCTGTTCTGAATCAGGATGGTTGCGACAGACTGAGGTAGGGGATAGCCGGGATCACCAACAAAAGCGCAAGCTGTAGCGAAGTACAGAAGCGCCGCCAGCAGAGCCCGCCTTAAGGTGGACTCCATAGAATCACCTCTTTCTTTTGGAAGTCGTAATCGGTCCATCGGCAGATGCGGGCCACTCGGGCGTTCTCCAAGGCCACGGCCTCTCCGAGACCCTGCTTTGCGTAGGAGCCAACAACAGTCGGCCACCAAGAGGCTACAGTTCCGTTCTCGGGCAACAACTTCTCTGCCGATACCGGACCAATCTTCGGACAGCCGGGATAACCGTCTGTTCTGTCGCCAGTCAGTGTTTGTAGAAGATGAAAGCGATCAGCCTGGGGTTCAGAGATCGAACGCACAAACGTTTCCCAATCCTCTGAACCGCGAGCGTGACCGTAGTTCACATGCAGGCCAGGAAGCGTCTGCATGTCCTTGTCGATGCTCACCACGATCTTCTCTGTCTTTGGGAAGAGACGGGGGTTCGTCACCAGAATACCGAGAACATCATCACCTTCGAGTGTCGGTCGCTGGTAGGTGGTGTACTTCTCGTGAACGTATTCTCTCAGGGGCTTGTACGTCACAGGTTTGCGGCCCTTGCGATTCGCCTTGTACGTCGGCATGACCTTCGGACGCCAGCGTTCGCTATCGCTCAAGGCGATAATGACCTGATCCCCACGAAGCTTCTCTATGATGTTTCCTAACACGTCATCTAGGTGAGCGACGGCTGCATTGAAGTCACCGTGCAGCGTCCATAGCCACGGCTCCCACTGTATCTCACACTCGGTTGCCGCAGCAGCCTCGTAGATCAGCGTGTCGCCATCTATCAGCAGCGTTCGCTTCACCTATCCTCCGGCATCAGCGTAGCGATTACCAACAGCGTTGAGCCGAGCCAAAAACACAACGTTTCCACAATGCTAAGAGTCCGTTTCATTCAACGACTCGGGGGTAACGGTCTGGATGGCGCTCAGACAGTTTGTTGTAGTTGATGGACGCAAGCTCAGCGAGCGTGTAGCCAAGCTGCCCGGCCAGCGACGTGAGGTACCACAACACGTCTCCTAGCTCTTCCACCTGTCGCATAACCCGAGACTCGCCGTCTCGAATCTGCTTCTTTACCTGATCCGCGAACTCCCCGGCTTCCCCTGCGAGACCAAGCGTGTTCTCGATGAAGCGATCCCGCTCATTCACACAGAGTGAGCCGTGGAGTACAGCGTCCTGATACTTCCTCAAATCCATTCTCTATCCCTCCTTCAAAAGAGAAGGCTCCCGAATGGGGAGCCCGCGACGTTGCTTGAGTTGTTGAGCGTGGTGTTCGCAGCGCTCACAGAGTACGAGTGGCGTGGAGTTAGATTGTCCGCACCACACGCACCTAAGCGCGGTAGACACGCCCTCGCCAGACTGCGAGACCATTGTGGATGTAGACGGGCTCTGCCTGAAACGCTCCGGTTGCTGGCTCGAAGCTCAGCACGACGCAACCTTGCTGCCAATCAGGGTCAGGCATGTACTCGGGTTCGAGAGAACAGGTACAGCCTGTTTCAACCCAACAGTGGTTGCCATTGTGATCCTGTCGCATGTGGAGGGCAAGACGGTGCGTATGTCCAGAAGAACCGGAACGTCCGTACTTCTCCATCTCTCCACGAGCAGTGTAGCCAGAGTACTTCCTGACGATGTTGCCGTGCTTCAGAATCCACTTGGGTAAGAACTTCTGCTTCGCCTGCTTACTATCGTAGGGAACCCAGGTAATTCCAAGCTCTCCTAAACCAAATAGCGTCGGCCATGTAATCGACTGTCTGAACACATCGAGCATGGCGAGAGCCTGAGCCGATCCCTTGAGATTCCATAATGTTCGACGCAGCCGGTCTTCGTGGTTGCCTTCCAGAAGAATGAACGATGACGCAGGAGATGCTTGGCGCATGTGCGCTAGATGAATGCGACCAAGGTTGATCTCTGTCTGAAGACTGTTCAATCGCTCAGGATTCTGGTCGAACTTCGACAACTCATAGGCATCAGCCAGATCACCCATATGCACCAAGAAGTTCGGTGCCAGGACTTCAGCGATCTGTCGCACGATGGCTAATACCCGATCATCTTGATTGGGAAAGTGCGAGTCGCCCCAAAGCAACGCGGTTAGAACATCTCCGGTCTGCTCTTGCACCGGCACCGGAAACGGAACCTCGATGGACAAGGGACGAACAGGCACGTCAAGTACGCTTGAGCCAACAGCTAGCTCCTTCACGTCTACGCCCATGCTTTCGGCGTAGGCGAGTACAGCATCTCTAGCAGACTTTGCCACTAGTGAGTTTCTTTCCAGTTCCGTCCGATCTTCGCTTCACCGTCGAGCGGACACCTGAAGTGGTAGTGATCAGTTAGTGCCCGAATCTCTTGCACAATGATCTGTGACGCGGGCTCTTGAATAGCAGGACGCAGGGCAATCTGTACTTCATCGTGAATCCAGCCGAGCGCAGCCCACTGGTTGCGCCAGCCCTGCGGACCAAACTCACGCTGGAATGCCCTATTGAAATGGACAATCCATCGCTTACAGATGACTGCACCTGTCCCCTGAATGAGCGAGTTGAGCGCAGCATGCTCGTGTCGGATGTAGCAGCGGCGACCGTCGATCAGGTTGAGGTAGCCGCACTTATTAGCTTTACGCTGAATGGCTTCGACCAGATACCCAAGCGCGGTCAGCTTGTTGACAAACAGGCTCCGAGCGTGAGCGCCGATATGCTTGTGTTCTTTCTCTGACTTACCGGGAACGAGAATCTTGCCGAGCTTGACATCACCAGCACCATAGAGAAAGGCATAGAAGAACGTCTTCGCTCGATCCCGCCCAACCTTCTTGTCTAGTGAGCCCAGGTACTCAATCAGCGCTTCCTGCGTGACGCTGTGAACATCGCCTTCCAACAAGACCTTGACGTAGGCTCCGTCATCCCACTTCGCCATGTAGTGCGCCAGGATGCGAAGCTCTAGACCGGAAGCATCAGAGCCTAGCTGTACCCAACCATCAGGAACATGCCACAAGGCTCGACACTCAGCGCCGTAGGGATTACCAACCTTTGGTACCTGAGCAACGTTTGGCTTAGCGTGAGCAGCACGATGTGTGATCGCCTTATTCTGGATCACACGCCCATGAACATGAGAGAGACCGGTGATCTTTCCGCCCTCTATCCGCTCTTTTGTGATGTGCTTTAGCCAAGCTTCTTTGCCTTCAACAATCTGTCCAAGCCGCTTCTCTAACAGCAGATACTCTTGGAGTTGTGATACCGGCGGATAGGTCAGCCCCTTCATCACGTTTACATCCACCATCGGTTTACCGGATGCAGTAAACTCTGAGGGCGTCCAGCCGTAGAGCTTGGTAAGGCGGTTAGCAATATGATCGTGAGAAGCGGGATTAAACTCTACTAGCTTCAGCTTACTGTATGAGCAGCCAGCGACGATTCCCGTCTTCTTGTTGTCACGCTTTGGCACGCGCTCTTTTCCATCACGCACCAGCCAGGAACCAAAGAACTCTATCAGACCGTTGCTGATCGTTTGGCGCTTGCCTGCCAACTGTCCTTGTAGATCAACGGCGTTCTTCACATCGAAGGGCCAGCCATTACGCTCCTGTTGTGAGAGGTAAACAGCAAGCTCGTGTTCGGTCTCAATGGCTTCAGCCGACACACCTGCTGCCCGGATGCGCTGCACCAGAGCTTTCGTGATAGCGGTGTCAGACTCGCAACGCGACTGCATGAGCGGTGTCCACTGAGACCAATCCTCGATCTCTACGCCTACCTTCTTCACCCCGAGACGATAGCCCCAGGCTTCCAGCTTGTGTGACCCGATGAGATTCCCCGGCAACCGTCCTTTCCTATGCCGAGCGAAGTCAGATTCCTTGATATGTGCCCACCGCATTGACGCGGTAACATAGGTGTCCAGCAGTGTGCCTTTGATGGTGAAGCCTGGGTACAACTTCTGTAGCATCGGGTAGTCGAATGAAATCCCGTTGTGTGCATACAGTTTCTCGGCCTCACTAAGAAGCGATAGCCCTCTCTCGATTGGTTCATACCCAGGTTCCCCGTTGGCGCACGAGAGCAAGGAATCTGATTCCATGTCCCGCACCACCAACGAGTGAACCCGTGTTGATTCTTCGAGCAGGCCATTCGTCTCCACGTCGAAAACAACGTGGCGCAAACAGCCTCCTTTTTCTGGATTGTGGGGAATTACGTTGCGTTGCCCCAGTCGAACATTGCTAGAATCTCTTCGTCAGTCGGAGGCTTCTTGCCGAAGATGCGTTCCCAATTGGTAGCGAACTCTTCTTCGCTCACCTGGGTTTCTCTACGCCACGAGCCCTTGCCATTCTGGATATGCTCAGGTTTGGTGAAGTAGCGTTTGAACGGTTTAGCCAACTAGAAGCCTCCTTCTCCGTGAGCAGGAAGTGTTTCATCTTCAAAGCCGTGTGTCGCAGCACTGTCGGCGGGTGTAGTTTCGTACAACAGTCCGGTCTCCTGATCGTACCCCAGGTAAAACACCTCTCCTGTGGAGCGACCAGTGTAGCGATCCTTGAGCACGCGGAACGTTGACACCTGACGCTCACTCTCAGAGTTAGCCTGCTGATTACGTTCGAGGGCGAACATGAAGTGAGACCAGAACCCAATCGCTCGTGATCCCTTGAAGTGTCGAATCATCACTCGCCCGCCCTCTTCGTGAGGCTTGCCTTCCGGCGTAGCGAGATGCGACACGAAGAAGATGGTGCAGTCGTAGCGCTTCACGAGCGAACCCATCTCCGACATGATGACTTCTAGGGCTCTGCGCTCGTCATCCTGCCACGCAGCGAGTGCAGTGAGGTGATCGAGGAAGAAGTGCCGCACGCCATGAGCGTGATACAGGTACTCCATCTTCTCCTTGACCACTTCCCAATCGTTATTCCCAAAGCTGTCGTACAAAAACACCTTTCCCGAATCCATGAGCGTTGCCCATGCAACCTCAAAGTCGGTGTCCGTCCAACCGCTGTCAGGAATGTGAAAGGTCTTCTTCGCGAGCTTGCCAGCGATGCGCGTGGCGGTCTCTGATGGCGACTGCTCAAGCGAGAAGACACCAACAGGAACCTTATGCTCCACAGCAAGATGCTTAATGCACTCAGCAAAGAAGTCAGTCTTGCCAACACCAGTACCAGCGCCAAGCGCGTAAATCTCGCCGGTCCTGATACCGAAGGTGTGCTTGGTCAGCGATTCAAACGGCCAAGAGAGACCGTGCATAGGACGGAGCATGACTGCCTCTTTGAGATCAGCCATATCTACTATGCCTTCAGGTCGATACTCCTTGGCGTTCCACATCGCTTTGATAAGCTCATCCGCCCGAGACGCACACAGCATCTCGTTCGCATCCTTCAGTGGAAGGTCCGCGATCTTAGCTCTGGCTCCCAGGACGGCAGCAGCGTCTTTCGCCGCCTGCCGCCCAGGTTCATCCATATCAAACATCAGGATGACCGACTCAAAGCCGTTGAAGTACTCCCGCTGTCGAGCGAAGTACTTCTTGATCTGCGGACCAGCGCCGCAGCCGATGCTCACCACCGGCCACTTGTTACCCTGCACCTGGGACATCGACATCGCGTCGATCTCTCCCTCGGTGACTACAAGCATCCTGCCAGCCTTGGGCCAGCAGTGAGCGCCAAAGGGCAGAGCTTCTTTGATGTCGCCCAGGATCGAGAAGTCCTTGTTCGGAAATCGAAGCTTCTGTGCAACGAGCTTGCCATCTACGTTGTAATACGGAGCAATCTGCACCGGGCTCTTCCTGTACTGCCCGATCATATAGCCGAAATGCTTGCAGGTGTCGTCCATGATTTGTCGAACACGCAGCCCTCGCACTTCGCCTGTGATGAGTCCAGCTACTCGCCCTCCCTTCTTTCGCTTATCGGACGGTTGGCCCGCCGCTCCCTGCTCCATTGAGCCGCAGGAAAAACAGTAGGTGTGCCCGTCTGAGTACACTCCGTTCGCATCGTTTGACCCACATTCTGGACAAGGCGTGTGTCGGAGAAAGATTGATTCACCCGTTGTTGTCATTTCGTTTCTACGCGAGTTACCACACAATGCCCACAGGTCACTGCTGTTGTACGTCCGTCCACCACACATTCAGATAGACAGTGTTGACAGTCCAGCGCTTTCAACTGTGTGGAAGTGCGGTGCTCGCCCTTTGAAACATGGCGACGCGGTGTGGGTGCCATCCCAAGCTTAGGTGTGCGGACCAGTCCTTTGCGGACGGGCGCTGTTGCTGATCGTGATTGTCGAGACAAGGAGCCCCCTCATGCTACCGTGAAATGCCTTAAGCGTATTTGCGCTGTTGGTCACATAGCCGCCGCGAGGCTCTATAGCTATCGAATCGCCCAAACCTAGACAGCCGAGCAAATCAGCCGGGCGATTAGCAACATGCAGCTTAGTTTCTGAACGATTCAGCACGTTCTTCAATTCCCACAAGTGCTGCCCAAACTTGTCCGACCACTCGAATACGATGGGATACTCTCCACAGGATACACAGGAGATGTTCTGTCGATTATCGAGCCAGGGTAGCTCCACAGTGAAGCAGCGAAACACAATGTGTCCATCCTGCTCCACCGTGAGGAAACCAAAGGTGCCGTCGAGATAAGACCAGATGCGATGAAGCCAGATGTTCGAGACGATCTTATTGTAGTCCATTCATTTCCCCTTAAGCGCCTGCATCGCACGAAGCGACCGAAGATTGGGTGACTCGTTGATCCACGCTGACGGAATAGCCTTGTCGGCAAACCGGAATCCCTTGGTCTGACACCAATCCGCATAGGTGGTCTTTGATTGCTTCGAGATACGCTGGCGGGAGTTAGAGAAGAGGAATCGGATGTCGAGATCAGGATGTTGCTGCTGTACAAGCAGATGCTTTTGCCGATCAGCAGTCACGAAGCGTCCCTTGGTTTCTACAATGATGCCGTTTGATAGCACAACATCAGCCGTGTAGTGACGCTTCTTTTGTGGTTGTTCAAACGGGATTCTCAGCGTCTCATACTCGAATTGAACAGACGCTAGTTTTAGCTGATTAGCCACCGCTACTTCTAAACCTGAGCGATAGCCCGCAGCCCGCGCTGAGGCGTAGGGGTCTTTCACGTTGAGTGCGTTATAGCTGGTTCCGTAAAGATGTTGGTGTCGATAGTCGCGCATGTAGGCGTTATACCTATCACGCTCTCGCCTACGCAAACGCTTTTTGTAGGCGGTACCCCGACAACGAAAGGAGCAGTACAAGCTGTCGGAACGGCGAGTGTGGGGAATGTTCCCCCCACACACCGCGCATATGCTGCTAGGCACTACTAGAAGTCTTCCGAGCCGGGAGGTGCGTCGTCTTCGGCCTGGGACTCATCGAGCGGAACGTCTTTGTCACCAGCGGGCGTACCCTCAACTTCGCCCTCTTCAGCCTCAGCCTCGAAGCCGTAGTAACCAGCGTCCGCGCCGAACTCCACGAGCTTCAACACCTGCACCGCAGCGAGCCGCAGGGAGACACCGGCTCCCACCATCGCCGTGTAGAATGGGAACAGGTCATAACTGACCCGGACGGTCGAGCCGCCCCCGAGCTTCATGCCCTGAACTGGCTTGCCGTACTTGTCGAAGATCACCGGCTGACGAGTGAACACCTCGCCAGTCTTAGTCTTACCCGTCGCATTCATCTTGAACGTGAACGAGACGGCTCCTGTGTCTTCATCCCGTTGGTACGGAGGATCAGCCTGCTTCACTTTAGCAGGCTTCTTCTTATTCTTTGCAGCAGCGTCCGCCACAGTCTTGACAGCCGCCTGATACGAAGCCTTCATCTCAGCATCAATCTCACGCACAAGCTGGTCAGCCTCTTCGCCTTCCAATCGCAGCTTGATTGAGTAGATGCCTTCCTTGTTGAAGCGTGTGTCAGGCTGATTGACGTGCGGATAAACAGCCACGCCTTTCGGAGTGGTAAGTTTCTTCTTTGCCACTGGTACTTCTCCTTCGAGGTTTGTTTGTGAGGATGTCCCTGCTAACGAGCGGTAGGCATGAGCACACGCTGACCAGAGTTGGTGCGTGCGTCGAATCGAGGGTTATACTCGGCACCTAATCGACAGCGGCGACAGATGCCAAGCACCACATGAGCACACTGGCGTCCCTCGAACACCAGAGTACGTTTGTGGCGACGTTTGTTCACTGCGTCTCCATTTCATCACAAGCCGCAAGTAGGCTGCGGGTAAAATCGTTCACCACCATACGCAGCAGATTGGCCTTGTATCGGAGATTGGCAAAATCCGAGCCGGTAAAATCGAGCGTCACCACATGCCGACAGTCCGCGATCTTCAGTTCAGCATCGAGTACCGTAGCGGTGAGTCTCTTCACAACGCCTTCGATGAGCGCTGTGCCACCAACTGCGTGCATGTTCAAGAACGTCCGCGTGTAGAACTCGCGGTCAAATTGCTGCTTCGCCATCCCGATTCTCCTTTGGTCTGAAGAGAAGAACAGGGCGCTTCTGCCCCCTGAGATGTCCTGCAAATGCCAGCATCTCGCGCTTGATGTCACTACCGAGAAGCGCTTGTAGCAGAATGCGCCGCTCGATAGGAAGTGGTTCAGCGAGACGCACGGTGACGTGTTGATTGTTCGACTTGCTGGTACGCACTAGTGGATCAAGCCCACCAGACTCAGTTAAAGCCAGCGGTACGATGCCAAGCTCTTCTAGGAGATCAAGCTGCTCCCACATCTGGCTTAGATCGTCGCTGTCGATGTCCAACTGAAGTGTGCAGGCGTCGGCATACTCGATGACACAACCAAACATCTCCGCTTTCTCTCTGGCGTATTTGTCGGTGAAACGTTGTTGGCCGAAATACTCAGGCTCTCGTTTCATCATGGCAGCCGAAGATCCATCCAACGATCTTGAGTCTCCCTGCTGTCAGGACTCAGGGAAGACAGCAACCACACACGCTCACGAATTAGTAGCGTAGGAGTCTGTCGCTCCAATACGGCCAGATGATATCTTTCGTAGTGAATTGGCATCGAGGGATTAGCCTGAATCGTGCAACCGTGATACGATCCCCCGACACAACGCATGGCCAAGATGCCAATAGTCTTCCCTAAACCGGAAAGACTGTCGTACATGGGAGGGTTGTAAAAGCCCTGAGAACGATTCACTTTGTTGCCTCCTTGTTAGCCACCTTGCACCCCAGCGCGTACAGCGTGCCACGCACGGCCTTCTCATCAGGCGAAGACGTGGGCGTGTACTCGTAGATGCCGTTGGTAGGACTGGTGATGATGAGCGTGTTCATTGGCGCATTCTCTGCGTGGGAGCGTTTCGCTGGCGCACCTGCTCAGCACGCTCAGCCTCGTGATCTCTGAGCCTTGGTGCCTTTGGTACCTTGGCGTTTGCTGGTGCGACTCACGAGCGCACCGCGATGATGCGAAACTCCCGGCGACCGTCGGACACCTCACGACCAGCACGCTGTGCCGCAGCTTCCGCCCGCTGTCGGGACTTGAAGTACACCGGCTTGTCACTAAACAAACCTGCGGTTGCATTTATATAACAGCCGCAATTCAGGTGCAAAATCTTGTAGCGAATCACACTGCCTCCTTGTTCTGTGGAATGCGACGAGTTGTGACCCGGCCCTCCTTCTTCAGCCGCTCGTGCCGAGCACGGTCAGCAACCGGGTCATTAGGGAAGTCCTGCCTGCCGCCCGGCAACCATGACACGAACGACGGGCGGGCCATGCGTGGTCCGTCCTGCATACCGGCCTCCTAGGCGCTTATCGCGCTAGCTTCAGTTGTCGAGTGGAGATAAGGAACTAGTGAGTCGAGACGACGCGAGACCTGTTGGACCGAAAGCGACCAACCCGAGTAATCGTGATGGAAGAAGGAAGCAATCGAGGGGTATCATCCACATGCTCAGCCAGAACACGCAGGGCCAAATAACGATCCGTAGCAATGATCTGCTTGGGCAGACCACGCGAACTCCGGTCACGAGAATAGGTGATCGAGTATTCAAACATCTTGGCATCTCTCCTTCGATGGTGATTGTGAGCCAGCGTTAGATCAGGACGGCAACGACCACGGCCATCAGCAGCAGGAAGATTTTCATGTTGGCATCGAAGCGATCCCGCAGCGAGCGCTGAACGAACGCGTGTCGCAGCAGCAACGAGCGGCCTACGATGCCATCTTCGATCTTCCGAATCCCTGCGTAGGTGCGGACGTAGATGTCCTTGTCCTGGGTCTGAAACAGCGTGCCAACGGGGCCACTGGTGGGAATGAACTCTCCGCCATCGCGCAACGTGATCCTGCCCTGCCTTGTCCACGGCAACATGCTGCCCTCTCCTTGTGGGGGATGTGGTTGGTCAGTCGAAACGCAGAACGACAGTGTTGTCTACGATTCTCTGCTCGCCTTCAATCTTGGCGAGATGCTGGTACAATTCCTTGCGCCGCTGGTTCAACGCCGAATAAGCGTCTTCAATCTCTGTGCGATCCTTGGTGGCTGAGAAGCGGCACCATGCAGCCTCAAGGTCTTGAATCAGTTCGTAGGTAGTGCGGGAAACGAAAATGACGGGGTAGGTGCGAGGGGTAGGGGGCTTTGACCTTCTTTTTCCAGAAGTCGGCGGGGTCTGCTTCATCAGGTTCCATAAGGGGTAGCTCTCCTGGGGAAGGTGGGGGAAACAGCAGACCAGCCTGCTTGCCACGAGGCATTCAGAGCCTAGTGTCGTGTCGGGTCTGCCGTTCCGGTTTCTGTGGGTTCAACCGGAAGGCGAATGGCTTTTTAGAGTGGGGAGGGTAGGTAGAGTGAACACCTTCTTAGAGAATCAAACGCTGTTGAGCCATTGCGACTTGACGGATATAGAGCGCAGCCTTCCAGTCTGTCACGGCTCCGTTGTATGCTGCCAAGGCTCGCTCTCGATTTTCATGTCGTCGCAGATAGTTGCCGAGGATGCGAATACCGTAGCACACGTTGATCTCAGGAACGTAGAGATCAGCCAGTTGCAGCACGATCTGTACGTTGAGAATCCCGGCTAACGGAGCAGCAGGAGCACATTCAGGAAAGGCATTGAGATGAACAGGCATGATCTGCATGAGACCAATCGCCCCGGCCGGGCTCACAGCTTCCGGTTTGGCACGCCAGTTTTCAACGTGCGACACTGCCAGGGCTAGAGTCGGATTAACTCGCCAACGTCTAGCTGTACGAACCACCAGAGAATCGCGCTGTTCGAGCGTCAGACTATCCTGGGGCTCTTGAACGACAGCGACCGGCATCTTGGTATGAACAGCAGTGCCATCAGCAGGCACCAACCGGCGATGCCTCTGGCTGCTTACACCCGACACTAACCATGTCAGGTACGCAAACACGATGCCCAACCACAACAGGGCAATTAGGATTTTCCTCTTCACGCTATCCCTCCACGGTATAAGCCTAGGCAAAGAAGTACTCCGAAGCGAGCACTCCATTCACGTCCATTTCGCCCTTAGCGGGGGGCTCAGGACATTTGGTAGGGTCTTCGTACTGTGCGGCGAATTGCTGATAGAGCGACCACACCACGTCTTGCATGGTGTAGAGCCGCACGAACGACTGACGACAGCAGCGAGCTAACACCTCACAGTCAGCAGCCAGAGTGCCATAGCTGTCGTGTACCATCGCAAACGCTTCTACGCCTTCAGCAGCCGCCTGTGATACCGTGAGCATGAGCGCAGCAGCGTCGAGTGAGTGAACCACGTTGGGACTGATGGCATTCGCTTGCTTCACCGGGTCTATCGCATCAGTAGCGATGTGAACCCTCGGTCGCACGATCCTTCCAGCCAGCACGGTGCGAATCTGTTGCACCTTCCACTGGATGTACTCTTGGCGCACGCGGAACCCCGTTACCGGCACCGTCCACTCGACATGTTTCTCAGCGGTGACAATGCCTCTGGCGCAGTTCTGCATCCACTTCATGCCCTCAGCGGCTTTCACCACCACTTCTCCAAGCGCTTCCCAAATCAGTTGTGCCAGGAGTGAGCACGCAGCGTTGATCTGTGACTTGTCCTTCCCTTCTTCCGTGACAGTCAGCAGGTGCTTCACCTCGTGCCAGTTGTCGAGCCCTCGCAGATAGTCCTTTAACTGCTGCTTGAACCCAAATCGGCGCGAGCCATAACCGAACGTCATGGTCGGACGCTTGGTGAGCTTCCGAGTAACGAGACCAGAACCCAGGAGCTTTGCCGCCAGCGGATCGGTAGGAGCCAAGCCCTCAAGCTTGTCGAGAATCGTATCAGCAATTCGCTGATAGATGTCTTGAGGCCGGGTCTGTGGAATCACATTCACAGCCTCACCGCCAACCTCATCCCGCAGCATTGCAGCGAAGTGCTGAAGCCCGTTGCACGAGCCGTCCATCGACACCGGCAGACACGAGACGTATTCTTCGTCTCTGTCGTTCGCTCGAATCAAATTCCTCCACTCCACGCAGAACGCAAAGAATTGAATCGGATCATCAGCTTGTGCCCACCATGTAGCTGCAAAGGGATCGTCGGCTACAGTGATGATCTGCTGCGTATGCTGGTGTACCCACTCGATGCGCTCAGCAATCGTCATCTTCGAGACCTTGCCCTCTGGCGTCTCGCCTAGGCAGTTCGCTCCATGCACAGCAAGCCATTGAGCGGCGCGAACATCGACCACCTTACCCTGTGCGAAGACCAGAAGCGCCTTCGCCAGATCATTGCCCTGCGGGTGTAGATAGTCCGCGATGGGATATATCCGGCCACGAAAATCCAACGAGTACGGGAAGAAGATTGCCTCTTCATGCACAACACCTGCTGCGGTGTCGAGCACTCGCTGTATCTCCCTGCCCCGCATCTTTCGCAGGTGGTTCTGATCTTTCACGTTGCCAGCGGCTTTGCGCCACTGCTTGCGAGCCTCTTCATTGGTGTCGATGTCGAAAGGGCGCACAGGCTCATCAAGGGGCTCTGTGAGTGGGATACCAGCGAGCCCACCGCCGCGCTGCTCGATGTCTCGCACCAGCTTGAGCACAGCAGCATTGATACGCCACGCAGTATTCTGTAGCGAGTTGAGCGCCACATATACTAACGGCATCTCCGAGTTTTCCAGCGAGATGCGTAGCACCTTGTCAAATACTCCACGCACCAGCGGATACTTCCCTCTGAGCGCATAGCGAAAGCCACCGCGTTTCCCTGGTGCCCACTGCAACGGTGGCACGACCATTGGCAGGTTTTGTGCTTGAAGTAGCGCCAAAACATCGGTACGCTTGGTTAACCATTCGCTTGTCTCTGGCGCAGCTTCTAGATAGAGCGTGGTCTTCTGCTTGCCATGTGCGTTAGTGGTCTTGTGCATCACCGGCTCAACCAGGGATGTAGAAGCCGTTAGCAATTCTACCAGCTTGGCTCCAACGTTGGCACGCTGCTGCGGCGTCATTTGCAGGTCCGCCGTTTCCAGCAGCTTGCCCTCTTCATCTCTCGCCGTGCGTACCGCGTGATCCATCGAGCGAGCCATATGCGCGTAGCTGCTGGTCCTAAACTGCTTGAGCTTGTAGTCAAACAGGCCGGGAGCCTTTTCTTGGAGCCTGCGATAGCGGAGTTCATCGCGTATCAGGTCGCTGATTTCACAGCAGATGGTCGTATACTCTCGACGCTTGGTGATGCCATCGAGGACGACCTTCAGCGTCATGTACGCCGCTACAGGTACGCCAATGCGCTCAATCCACTTGACGGCAACATGCCTCACCCCGCCGCGCCCCTTGCGAGCCTCTTTCAGTTGTGCAAGCCAGTCAGTGATTGCCCGCTCTAGCGGCTCGATTCCCTCCTGTAGCAGCTTGCGAGCCACGTCTGAGCGGGATAGTTCACCCTGCTCGCTAGCCTTCTGCACCTGTTGCCGGAAGCGGCGTTCACCTTCGGCCAGGGCAAGGCTCTCCCGCTCTTGCTCCCTGTCTAACAACGCACGCCACTGTTGTTGCGTGATGTCTTGAAGGTAGGTCACAGTCTATCCCTCCATGGTATAAAGTCGGACAAAGCTTAGGCGCTCTGCGCTCACTAGCCCCCTCTGTGTGTTCATCCAGGGGAGCACTACCTGATCTAACCTCTAGCTTACTGCGGGTTACATCGAGTCAACGTCTAGTTACTACGCAGGTAGTAGTAACCATAGTCTAAACCTTACTCTCTAACCTCTTGCTTTAACCTGGGTCCAACCGGAAGGCGAATGGGAAGCTAATTGCCGGTTAACGTTGAGTTAGACAAGCGGTTAGCCTACTCTGGTGTGTCTTGTTTGGAGAACGTAGTTTACCCCCTCACACAGGTAGTCTATTCCGACAAGGGATAGCCTGTCTGTAATGCGGAGCACAACCCTCTTAGGGGAAAACGGTTACGACCATGCCAGAGATACAAGCTTCTATAGCTCTAGGGTCGCGTATTCAGACGTGTCGAGCACTTCTAGGCAACGCTGGTTCACCCATGAATCAGACGGAGCTTGGGAAAAAGCTTAGAGGATGGACACAAGGAACGATTTCAGATTGGGAAAGAGGAATCACCTCTCCGCACGTCACTGTCCTTGTCTCCCTGTCTCTGGCGTTTCACGAGTCGGACAAAGTGCTACACTGGCTGAAGACAGGTAGAGATAGACCACAGTTGAGGGTCAATCGCAGTAGCATGTTTTGGACTTGGTAGCGCCGATAGCGCCAAGGGTAAGAAGTACGGGACAGGTGAGCCTCATATCCTAGCTCTCTGTTCCTTGAGCAACTGTTTGAAGCAACGCTCCCCACAGGTGTCAAGATGTGTTCGTACTGCGGCAAGATGTTTGCCACAGATAACACACTCTGTCACGTCCTGTATGGAATGGCTACACGGTTGAAGACCAAGAGCGTGCGCTAGTGTGTGCTGGTCTGTCATTTCTTCCCCTTCCCCTTTGAAATGGTGAGTATGTCCTGTAGACTCGCTACTGTTTCCCTCAGTACGATTTCCACGGTCTGAGACTGAGACACGGGCGCGATAAGACCCCCGCGTTGAGCGTAGTGCGTCTGAAGCGTGGCGAGGTGCGCCACAGCCTCAGCCGACAGCCTTACGCCGATTTGTTGGCGCTCTGGTGTCTCTCTGATTGAGCGTTTGGTAGTCACTGGTTACCCCCTTCTTCTACCGGGTAGTTCTCTTCATGGCTATATCCTTTAGCGCAGCTTGAGCATTTGCCGTGTTCTCGATTCTTGCCAAAGAGCGGAGTGCCACAAGGTTCGGTAACCCACTCTTGCCCGTCTTCTATCATTCTTCCTGTTCCAGGAACCAGCTTACCATAGCGCACCAGCTTGCGACGGAGTACCGGGCAAAGGTCAAGGAACTTCTTAGCCATGTTTTCCCCCTTGTGGTTATAACAGGACGCTAGCTATGTGTTGTCCCTCTTGTCTAGCTCCCTAGCCTTCCGTGCGATAGGCTGTCGGCGTTGACCGAGTAAGGACTGTGCTGCGCTTAGGCAAGTGTTAGTCTTCCGCCGGATACATGCGGTCGTTAAACGTGCATTCGCTTTCCTCAGACTTCCACTCATGTACAACGTTTTCGTTCCCGAGGTGGAAGTCAGCGCGGAAGTCTTGAATGTGCTGGAAGTCGCCAAAGTGCGTGTCAATCCAGCTTGCTACGCTGTACCTGTCCCTAGGGTTCTCAATGCTGGCCATTTCGTAGTCAGACAGGTTCCGCTCTTGAGCGCAAGTAAATCCATGTTGCCAAATAGCGCCGATAACCTGAATGACTTGGCGAGTCACTGTGTAACGCATTGGGTTATCCCTCCACGGTATAGGTAAAGCCCGCAACGGTAGCATCAAGCTGTACGTCCGGTACTTGTTCGTTGCTGAGTGTCCCGACACCCTGAAATCGTTCCGAGGGACGCAAGGCGCGGCAGTCTTCAATCCATTGACGCTCGGCTGTGTTCTGTCCGATAACGACAGTGAGGCTATCGGAAAGTTTACGGAACAGCATGGTATCCCTCCACGGTATAGGGTTAGGCTGAGAATATGCGAGCCATTTGCAAAGCACGTTCTAAGCGCTCGGGACCGGAAAGGGCGTAGCGGCTCTTAGGACCAAAACGTACCCATACGTCCCCAAGCGTCTCTAGCACTGACAGGTATTGCCACGTTGTGAGTCGAAGCGTTTCCATTGGGTTATCCCTCTTGTTTTGTGGGTGAAGCACTCCCGCCGCTTTGCACGGCATTGACGGCTAGCCCTCGCACAGCTTCCCGTTGAGTGCTCTAATCGTTCGACAACGTGACCGTCTAGGACTCCATGCCGACGTGTCACCTATGGTTCGGGCCATCACCTACGCGGGTACCGTTCGACCGTCCCTAGCTCAACCTCTCCCGAGGTGCGGTGTGTATCGGTCGCGTTGCCGCTTAACGCCCTAGTCCGGTGGTCTGGACGATGCTAGCACAGTGCAAGCTGCGTGCCATATCCGTAAGTGCTTGTGGTTGTGTGCTGTCAGTTTGCTAGCAGTGCGCTAGAGGCTGGCAAGATGCAACGATTGTGGGCAGGTTGCGGCAGTGCTGCTAGCGGAGTGCTTGCCTGTCGCTATAAGGAAAACGTACCGATGGATCACGCACACACATACGAATGCGTTCGTACTACGAAGCCGTTCGTAGGTGGATGCCGCGCCCCTGCCCTCCCTGCCCATCAGGTGACAGCGTATCCCCTGACGGTAGCTAAGTGCTTGACCTTGCATCACCTAGCGCGGGCAGTGTGCCGCTAGTGTGCCGCCCCCCTCGGGATCGAACGCGGGCGCGGGACCGGGTACCGGGGGGTAAATGCCTACGGCCGGGCAGAGCGTAGACCCGCTCAAATGACTATGCTAAAATCCTGGCAGGTCGAGCCTCTATGCCGCATGGGGATAACCAGAGGTATCCCAGGTCGGTATAACCATAGATCGTCAGTCCTGGGGCATCCTGGCTCGATTCCTAGGGGTCTTGCGCGTGGGCAGGACGCCTAGTTACGGTCCTTGCTCACCTCCGGTTAGCATCAGGTCCATCCCCCTAGTTTTGGAGAGAAAGGAACCTTTACCCTCGCTATGCCTACTGACAGGCAGTACCGCAGCATGCTCTTCGCCTTCTCGGAGATCGCTCGTGCTTCGATTGGTAACCTCTCGGCAGCCTTGTCTCACCTTCAGTACGCCCTCCGGTCAGATCGACCTGTACGGAAGGAGACCACAGACCACATCGAGAGCGCGATCAAGCTGGTGGATGCAGTAGGTGAAGCGTTGTCTATCATCGCGCTCGCCAAAGAGACAGAAGCGCAAAACGCGAGAGAAGCGGAAGAAAGGAAAGAGGGAACCCTAAGTAAGAGCGCCTAGGGCTCCCCTCTCCCTTGGTGTTACCTGGGGATTCGCCCGGTGTTAAACCAGTCAGACGCACCCTTCGGTAAGCAAAGCGTGTCGGTCACTGCTTGACCATCTACGAAGTAGCTGTGGGTCCACGTCTCCTGCCCAGGACAGGGATCAGGAGTGGGCTCTGTAGTCGAACCACAGGCGAAAGTGAGGATAACGAGCGCGATAGCGACTAGCGCGTTCATAGGAGCCACCACGCAGGCAGCGCGGCGACCACAGCGATGAGCACGCGCCACACGATCTCTCGCCATGTAGCGAACGCTGACGGCGGACCATAGACATCCTGCTCCCACTGCCACGCCTGCCAGCCAGCAGCGGCACCAACAGCGAGCCACCACACGAGAAACCCAAAGCCCCAATGCTGGAAGCCCCAGCGCGTTACCCAGGCATAGCCGATCACAAACCATACACCAAAGAAGTGTGCAGGCAGTGGAGCTTCGCTGAGAATCGTCCAGAGGGACCACGGAGTAGGATACGGACCACCGGAGGGACTGAGCCACCAATCGAGTTTCGGAAACCACTTCATTGTGTTATGCACTCCCTAGACCATGAAGCCCATGTTCGAGTTTTCCCGTTGTAGTACAGCCGGTGCTGACACTCCTTGCAGCAGAGCGCAGCACCAGCACGGGGGTAAGAAGGATTGAGAGCGACGTACCGCTTGATGTGTTTCTTGCAGCACGCCAGAAGTTCACTCGGCATTTACGACCTTCCTGGGGCGAGCCGTCAGAATGTTGTCCATGATCTGCGCTGTATCCCGTTGAGCTTCCGGCAGCACATGCGCGTACACGTCCTTCGTCATCTTGATGTCGGTGTGTCCAAGCCTGTCTGAGACCCAGGCGAGGTTCGCACCAGCAGTCAACAGCGCTGTCGCATGAGAGTGCCTAGTGTCATACAGCCGAACGTTGGGCATCCCTGCTTGTCGTAACAGGGTTTTCCACCGGAGACGCACAGCATGAAGCTGAAGGTGCTCACCGTTAGCGGACGCGAAGAGATAGCCCGCTCTGGTATACCCGGGACCAGCAGCTAGAATCTCCGCTGCCTGATGACGACGGTGTTGATCGAGCACAGTCAGCGTGGAAGCTGGCAGGGTGATCGCTCGAATGGACTTGTCCGTCTTCGCCTGATGCTCGACCACAGTACAGCGATAACCAGTGCTATCCGTGACTAAGGTTCGACGCACATGCAGTGTGTCATCTTCGATGTCTGACCACCGGATCACCAGCGCTTCGCTTGGGCGTAAACCAGAGGTGAGCAACAGGTACCACAGCGAGCACAGCGGATGCTCCTGGGAAAATGCCAGCAGCGCCCTGATTTGCTCAGCAGTGAGCACGGTTGGAGGCCGCTTGACCAGCTTGGGACGGGTTGCGTGACTCGCGGGGTTCCTAACAAGGAGTCCCCACATAACAGCCTGCTCGAATGCGTGATGAATGATCGAGGCAGTGTACCGCACCGTCCGTGGGCTATGGCCCTTCTCGACACTGAGCTTCTGATAGAGCCCGTTGATAACGAGAGGTGTTACCTCATGCAGCTTCAGGTGCCCGATCTCAGGATACACGTCATTCTTGAGCCGTTTGTGATAGCCAAAGACGGTGTACTCCGAGACATCCAGCTTGGACTTCAGCCACGCTTCGAGGAATGCTTTCACCGTCTGCTTGGTCGGTCGGACCAGCGTGTCAGTGTCGGCCTCTCGCAGCAGCTTGGTAATCTCCTGGCGAGCCTGATGCGTGGTGCCCTCGAACATCTTCGAGTGATACTTGCGCTTGCCTTCAGCATCTCGACCGAGGTAGACGCGAAGGAGCCAGCGGTTATCCCCTCGTGGGATCATCTGGCCTCGTGTGTTCATCTCCCCCTCCTTGGAGTGAGCTTGTTGGTCTCTCGTTCAAACGGAAGGCGAATGGTGTGCCGGTGGTGTGCCGAACGGGCACTATACCTCGCAGGGATAAGCAGTGAAAGTGGTTGTGCTTCTAAACGTTCCATTCGCCTTCCGATAGTCCTGCGCCCTCTACTGTCCGATTCTGAGATTGACAGGCTAAGCTGTTGTCGAATCATCCGGTTGTGCCTCCAAGTCGTGGGTATCACCCATCCCCTGTATGGCATAGGAGAGACAACGACTTACAGCGTGCAGTGTGCCGAACGGTGTGCCGGAAGTCAAGCCTTGTTACCACGACAGGTGAGCAATTACCGGCCTCAAGATGTCGCTGATGAAAGGGAAGTGCATCAGGAGCCAGACAGTGATGGTCAGGTCAAGGCGCACCTCGATCACTACCTCGTCTCCAAAAGGAAGGCGACCGATGAAGCGCATCGGTGCCTCCTGCGGTGAAAGGGATAGAAAGGATTGATAGCTGAGATGGAAGGACTCGAACCTCCAACTTCCCGGTTAACAGCCGGGCGGTCTGCCAGTTGACCTACATCTCAGAGACCCCGAACTCAGTGAGTCCGGGGAGCCCCGCTTGTTGAAGGCGGGGGGATGAACCTATGGTACTACTCGGCCTTCATCAGACCGGCGTTGATGAGCGCGGTACGCATGGCGTTCACCAAGTCGATCAGCGCGTTCCTATTTGCAGCGGTGTCGTACGCCCCTGCTGTAGCACCAGTGCCCCCAGCGGGAGCAGCAGCATTGAACGCTGCTGGCGTCTGTGTATGAAGCTCGAAGTTCCAACTGTCGGCTTCGGCCTGAACGAGGCCGGATCGAGCGACGACCAGGGCTTGAGAGCGGGGGGGCACGATGCCAACACGCCGTCCACCAGCAGTCAGAAGCTCAACAGGGCCTCCTGCTGTGGTCTCTACTCGGATTTCTGCATCGACGGCAACGCTGGTACCGGACCCGTCATTGACCGGGGGAAGAAACGCTTGCACCGGCTGAGCCAGGGCGGAACTAACGTAGGTGTCCGCAGCGACGATCTGTTCGCCGGTTGCGGCAAGGGCACGAGTGGACACTGGTACTTACTCCTGTTGGTTAGTTGAAAGAGGGTGAAAAGGGGAAACAACTACTTGGACTGCTGAGGTTTCCTCACGAACGCCAGTTGCGACGGATCAAATACAACGTTGTCATCGGCGGGGATACGCTCTCGCTGAACGAACAACTGAAGCAGACCCATGAGTTGAGCCTGAAGCATCGCCTGCTGTTGTAGCATGGAGGCAACCTGGGCACGCTCTGTGCCCTGAAGAGCGTAGAGCACGCCCTTCTGTTTGAACAAGGCCACTGCTGACTCCTTTTGGTTTAGGTTGGTGCGGTCGGACCTGTAGCTAGGATGTCTACAGAACCGTCACCCCACTTGATGACAAACTCATAATTACCAGTACCGTTGTTCCGAATGTAGAGCCTGCCGTCTCCACTACCGGGATTGCCCGGTGCAGTCATGTCTCGGAGTTCGAGGTAGTTGTCAACGACTGTTAGGGCTCCGGTGCGAACAGCATTCCCTTTGAAATCAGCAGCACCTGTGGCCAAGTCGAACCACAACAGAGAACTTGCACCACCTGCGTTCGTATCAAAACGCAAATCATTTCCTATACCTTGGAGATACGCTGAACGAGCGGTTCCGTTAACCCATTCTACGAGAATATACGGATTCGTTGCGTGATTAACGACGAAGCCCACGAGAGCTTTGATGCTGCTATACGTCAATTCCAACACGGTTGGGTAGTTGGCAACAGACGGCTCTTTGATAGAGAACTTGAGAGTATGATTATCGCGAATAATGTCCACGACTGTCATTGATCCCTGACCAGCAGGACCGCCACCATCAGGATCACCAAAGAGTTTGAACGTCAGTCGGTCCAGCTTCAGTTCCGCCGATGTATCCCATCCTCCGCTTTCTCCGACACGCAACCAGTTGTAGAAGTTGGCTGAAGTCGCAGAGAAGTTGTTGGCCGCTACAAGCACGTTGGTTGATATGGTACCAGCGGTAACCGTGCCGAGGTTGGCCGTGATTGCATCGAGGGTAGACACTGACAGCTTGGCCGCAGTCACAGCGCCGGCAAGAATCTTGTCCGCAGTGATAGCGTTCGTAGCGATCTGTGTAGCAGTGATGGTACTAGCTACGAGTTTGTCCCCTGTGATGGTCGCAGCAGCAATGTCCGCAGCCACAATGGTACTAGCGGCGATCTTGCCAGCTACCACTGCACCAGCAGCAATCTCGCTCGCGCCGATAGCCCCGGCAGCGATGTTTCCTGCAACGATGGTGTCAGCAGCGATGAGTGATCCGGTGATGGTCGCAGCAGCAATCTGCGTAGCTGTGATCGTCGCAGCGGCGATGTCTGCCGCCACAATGGTACCAGCAGCGATCTTACCGGCAACGACTGAACCAGCAGCAAGCTCAGAAGCGCCAATGGCACCAGCGGCAATGTTTCCTGCAACGATGGTGTCAGCAGCGATCTTTGCCCCTGTGATAGTCGCAGCGGCAATCTGATTGGCCGTGATCGAGTTAGCAACGATGCCAGCCCCAGGAATCTGAACGGTTAGAAAGACATCATCGAACCGAACAATCGTGGTAACGGTGCCAGAGTTGCCAACCTGAAGGAACATGCTGACGTACTTGACGTTTGACGGGACAGTGTAGGTGGCGGTTATTTGAGTCCACGAGCTTCCTGTTGAACTGCCGAATGCATAGGCAACATGCGCTTTGTCTTTATCGAAGGACTCAAGACCAATTTTTACTGGTGCGTCTCCGCTTGTTCTAATATTCCATCCACCAACGTAGACAACATCTCCTGGGCTAACTTCGAAATATTGCCAGGAATTGTTCTCGTTAACTGAATAGCTAGTGACGTATGTGGCGACTGGACAACTGATTTCTAGGTATCGGTTTCCGCTATGTGCGTTAGCGCTGTTAGTGACAACAGTAATTCCAGTACCCGCCTGCCAGTACGTCGCTCCGTCTTCAAATCCAAAGTTCTTGATGCCGTTCAGCGGATTCGGACTGTTGAGGAACGACTGAAATCCAGCGATCAGATTGGTAGTCAGTAGAGTCGCGGAAGCAATCTGCGTGGCTGTGATCGTGCCAGCAGCGATCTTCGCACCAGTGATCGTTGCTGCCGCAATCTCGTTGGCTGTAATTGTACCAGCAATCAGGTTTGATGCCGCGATAGTGCCAGCAGCGATCTTCGCACCAGTGATCGTTGCAGCCGCAATCTCGTTAGCGGTCAGCGCTCCGGTGACGATGCGATCAGCAGCTATGGAACGGGATACGATGTCAGAACCAGGGGTTTGCCGAAGGACAAGAAGGTCATCCCACCTGCCGACAGTCGTAACTGTGCCGTTGTTTTGTACCTCGCAGTAAAACCGGATGTACTTCACTCCCGCTGGAATCGTGAGTGTGAGTGTTGATTGTGTCCACGATCCAGAAGAGGTAACGTTCGAGGAAACAGCGTAGATCGGATTAGCTTGGTCCTTGTCGTACTGTGCAATGACGCAGTGAATGCTTGCATCACCGGACTCACGGTACAGCCAGCCCGAGAAGTAGATCACATCACCAGGATTTACCTCGAAGTATCGGTCAGCCCCGGCATCGTCACGATGAACGCTGTTTGTGTAGGTGGCGGCAGCACCAGAAAGCAGGAGGTACTTGTTTCCGGTGTGTGCGTTAGCACTGTTGGTCGTAACTACACCAGGGGAGCCCCAATACGTCTGCCCCTGCTCGAAGCCTGCGTTGTAGAGCAGATTTCTTGCATCCCCAAAGGATAGCGCAGCGTTTAGCGTAGCCGTCAGCTTCGATAGATCAAGCTGCGCTGCGGCAACCTTCTCCATAGTCACAGCGTTGTTGGCGATCTGTGCTGTAGCAATGGTACCTGTCAGATCAACCGTAGGAATCGCCACTGTCCAAGCTGCACCAGTACTTCGATAGAGCTTGTTATCCGTAGTCAGAACAACAGTCGAGCCTTGAGGGTATGCAGCATCTGGTAGTGTCGGTAGAGACGCAACGATAACCGGCACTCGAAGACCGCTCGCCATCTTGACCTGTGTAATCGTAGCATCCCCGAGCTTGGACGCGATAACCTGTTGATCGCCAATCTTCGCGGTGGTGATAGACCCGTCGATCAGATTTGCCGTTGAAACCTGGGCGTCTCCGATTTTGACGGTGGTTACTGCCCCGTTAGCAAGCTGCGCTGTAGAGATAGTGCCCGTCAGGTCAGCCGTAGGAATCGCAACAGTCCAAGTTGAGCCTGTGCTTCGATAGAGCTTGTTGTCCGTAGTCAACACCACGAGAGACCCCTGCGGATACGCTGCGTCTGGTAGTGTCGGCAGAGAGGCAACGATGACTGGCACTCGAAGACCACTTGACATCTTGATCTGAGTGATCGACGTATCCCCAATCTTCGAGGTAGTGACCTGTTGATCGCCAATCTTTGCAGTGGTGACAGCCCCATCGTTCAGCTTTGCGGTGGAGACCTGAGCATCGCCAATCTTAACGGTCGTAATAGACCCGTCAGCGATTTGTACGGTGCTGATGGTTCCCGTCAGGTCCACCGTAGCCACCGCAGCGGTCCATGCGGAGCCTGTGCTTCGGTAGAGTTTGTTGTCTGTGGTAAGAAAGACGTGAGAGCCTTGCGGATAGTCCGCGTCAGGCAGAGACGGCAAAACGCTCACGATCTCGATAGGGGTCAACCCCGTCGAGAATTTGACCTTGCTGATCTCGCCATCGGGAATTGACCCCTGAAGGTTTCTCTCCTGAACCCTCGTGCGCCCCGCGTAGAAATACGGTTTGCCGGGATGACTCGGGAGAAGATCATCAGTCCTAGGTGTAGAAGCCATGTCTTTCTAGCGTGATGGGGATTACTTGCGCCATCTCAGATAGTTGGCGGAACGTGAACCCCTCCTTGATCCTGCGTTGACCGTGTGATCCAAGAACTTCTGAAGGTCTCTCACCAGCAGTTCTTCCTTGTAGTTCTTCAACGCACGGTCTTTGTCGATCTTCATGCGCTCCATCCAGTAGTTGCACGCCATGCTCACCGCTTCAAGCCTGTCTTCGTGTGCAAGACAGCCTCTGATGCGAGACATGCGAGTGAACTGTTGAATGAAGCTGTACTGCAAGTTGTCGTTCTGGATGACAAGATCGGTTTCGATAACCTTACGATCTACCACCAGACGATGAGACTGAACGATAGGCTCTAGCGTGTCGAGAATCCGCAGTTCCTTCTGCGTGCTACTCCATCCATCATACTCTTCATCAAATGACGGGGGACGAGCGTTCGGATCAGGGTTCTTTGGATCAAGCCGAGCTTCCTCAGCAATACGCTGCATGACCGGCTTAAGTAGCTGACGAAACATTCCGCCACCATAGTTCGTCTCGTCAATGACGTAGTTGACTCGGAACCTGATAGCGCGAGTCGCCAGAGCATTGAGCGTGGCTTCCGAGAACCCGTCTCGAAATCCTCCGACATCCACTAGGTAAAGCATTCCATGCAGATTCCGCACGATAGCGTAGGCGGTTTCATCCTGGCCACGCCCCGAGGGGTCAATAGCCATGACGGTTCCGGTGTACTTCGCCATCTCTGCGCTCTTCCACGAGGCAAGGACATAGTAGTCCCCATCGAAGCCGCCGCTTTGCAGGTCGGTAACCAATGCTACCCGGTCTCCGCTCCATATCAGCTTGACGTGTCCCATCTCCAAATCGCAGTCGTGGATGATGAGATCGTGGGTCTTGAGAGGATGCTTGTCAGACTCCGCAGGGTTCGTGTCCAGCATGAACTGCAACGCATAACCGGACAGTCCGTAGGACGCACGGCGTTCATTCAGGTCTTCCCGAGAGAAGCGCTTGGCGTCAATCGGTGTACTGAAAGGAATGCCCTGCTCAATGAGTCGCTGGACGAATCCCGACAGGCGACCGTGATAGGCTTCTAGCTTTGCGGGTACTTCCGCAGGCCAAATCCTGATCTCGTAGCCTCTGGTCAACAGCCGGTTGTAGAGTGTGGCTTCCACCTGGGGAGTCCCGAGGTAGATGATTCGTCCACCCGGCTTGAGCACCGCGTCAAACTCTTTGACCAGTTCTGACAGTCGCTCACGCAACAGGTGCGTGTAGGAGTTTTTCGGAATCTCGATGTCGTCAGCAACGATGACATCAGCACGAGACCCTGTGATCTGGCCGGTGATACCGGCAGACTTCACGCTTGGGTCTTTCGACGGTGTAGCGGGGCCGACATCAAAGCGAATCGAGGAATCAAGCTGCCCCTGCTTAGGCGCGAGATGCTGAAGCAGTGGCATCCCGTCGATAAGCTGTTTGCAAAACTTGGAGAAGTCGTCAGCAAGCGGTTGGCTCGCTGAGACCACCATGATCTTCTTCTGTGGATCAAGAAACAGCAGCCACAATACAAAAGCCACCGTGATCCAACTTTTTCCTACCCCTCTGAACGCTTCAACCACCGCACGACGAGGGCCATGCTGTAGGTAGTAGGCGATGTCATTCTGAACAGGTGTAGGCGGCGGTAGCCCAAGGAAATCCCACACCTGTCGCAAGAACACTCGAAAGTCGTCTAGTCCTGCCTCTCGGATTTCCTTCTGCGAATACACTTAGCCACTCTTCCGCATAGGAAGAATGCCATCCTGCTCTAGCTCTTCAGGTGAGACATGGGACGTGAGCTTATCACGCAGGGGGCCAGCCAGCTTCGCAAGGTCGAACTCCCAACCATTCTGAAGCAGGACACGGGCCAGAACTGCCATCTCGGTTGCGTTGATGGTCCCGTTGTCTAACAGGGTTTCCATCCGGCGCAGCCACTTTGATTGAAGTTTTGCAGCTAGCTCAGCCTGTTCGACCGGATCAAGCGTTTCGTTATCGGCCAATTGGTCTCCCTACTTGTTCAACAGTGAGAGCGCTCGCCAGAACAGCCCAAGCACAACGGCTAAGACCGCACCAGCACCAGCGCTATAACTCTTGACTCGCGTGCGCCATTTCTCGACGCTGGCGAGCCGGTGTGATTGTCCCTCTATGGTTGCTCGAAGCTCTTTGATGGAAGAGCAGACGGAATCCATCTTGCCTTCTAAGCGTCCTAGAGATCGTTGGATGTCTTGTTCGGTTTCTGAACTCATAGGAGGATAAGAGAAAGACCCCGAGAGGTTTTCCCCCTCGGGGCCACAGTTGGTGTTACTCGTCTGGAATGTAGCCCCCTTCTATGGGCACTAACCACTCCTGCACGATCTTCGCTTCTTTGTTGTTAGTTTACTTCGAGACTCCGAACAACGCTTCTATCTCTGCAACACCCTGCTCGCCGCTGGTAATCGCAGCGCCCTTCATGCGCCGAACCCCTCTGTACTGCTCACGCAGCCTGGGGTACTCGTCCATCACCCGCTTCAGCGCACGCTGTTCGTACTTCTCCTTGAGAGCAGCAGCGAGAATCCACTGCTTACCACCAGGGAGCAGCGTGGTACCATCGCTGGCTTCCTTCCATTTGTCAGAACGCACAAGTTCTGTCATAGCATCACGCAAGGAAGGACCACCGACAGCGGGCGACCGAAGCAGTTCCATCATCCGAATGTACGGAGACTTGTGTGTACCGTTGTCGAATGCCTGCTTGTCTCTCAGGTCAATCCAGCGGCCTTCCAGCTTTGGATTCAGCGGTGAAAGACCCTTGCCCATTTCCAACAAATCGTCTTCCACTGATCGTCCAGCGCTCTTAGCGGTGAGAATCTGATTGCGATTCAACAAGCCAGGAGTTTTCAGAATGGGCTCTCCGAAGAGATCAAAGCGCGGGTCGAGCGTGGTGCTCCAACCGGGGATACGAGAAATGATCGCATCAGCCACGCCTTGTACGTCTCGGTATACGTTGTCGGGATTGATCGAGTTGACAAGCTGTGGAACAGCAAGGTTACCGGAGAAATCTCTAAGCCAACGAGCGGCAGCGTGTTCATCATCACCAGCCCAGGCGCTAAAGAACTCCGTGATACCCTGAATGTACGAGCGACTTGACAGGTTGTAGAACAACGCAGTGACGACGCCATACGCCAAGTCTGACGCTTCTACAGCTTTATCTCCAAGCTCGTGAACCACTGTGTTCATGTCAGAGACAAGTCCTAGTGGCGTAGCCAGGGGGTCGAGCCGTAGGTAGCTGATCCACTTTCCCCCGATCTTGATTGAATAGGGTTGGTGGTTCTTGAGCCACAGCCTTCTTAACTCAGGATCACCAGGGCCTCGTCCTGTGAGGTTGCCTGCCATCGCCTGATACAGACCAAAGCCATACACGGTTGCAGCGAGACCGGATCGAGCGTGAATGATTGCAGCCTCTTCCCCTCCCCGCTTAACCGCTTCCCGAATCTCCTTGTTGAGCAGGTTAAGTCCTGGGAGACTTTTGTGAACGTACCGGAAGATGTTCACCGGAGCCGTCACAAAGGGAGCAATGAACTTTGCTGTAGCGTGATCGTTCACGAACTTCTGAATCCCACTGCCGAACGTATCCTCTCCTAACGGAGAAGACATTGTGGGCACCTCAGCATACTTCAGCGCTTCCGGTAGTGTTGCAATTCCGTCTGCGTTGAAGGCGTGTCTCAGGTCTTCCTCAACCCGAGCTTCCAACGCTCGACCTGTAAGACCTTGAGACCGCCCAAGACGTAGAGACTTGGCGCGGACAAAAGCTCGATAAGCCGTGACTCGGGAGAACTCGTCAGCGGCTCCGATAACTCGACCCGGAGTACGAACGATGTTTCCTGTAACCCCACCAATAGCGATGTGCTGTGGACGGGGGTTTATCAAACTCCTTCCTGACCGGAGTGAGGCCGTAATGCCTCTGAGGTTATCCCCCAGGTACTTGAAGTTGCCCCACATGATGTCGGCCCCTTCTTGCCACAGGGCTCGATTCGCAGTAGCAGCACCAGCCACCATGCGAACCACAGGCTCAAAGAGGTTGATCCCGGCACCCGACACTAGCACCGTCTGCACGGTACGCGGGCCGGAAAGCAGGAAGTTCACGAACACCTCAACAGCCTTATCGAGCTTGCCGGTCTTCTTGATAACCTGAGCAGCGTGCCCCAAAGCAATAATGTCCTTGGGAGCGCCACCGGCCATGCGGATCATGCGGAGTTGTGCCCGGATGTTTCGATGGGCCATTCCAGCAGTGAACTGCGGCTCGGCTGTTTTAGATGCTCCTTTATCAGCAGCATCAGCAGCATCAGCAGCATCAGCAACAGAAGCGCCTGCCTTCTTGAATTTCACCGGCTTGGTAGCCTTGGGATTCGCCCGTTCCTGCAAGATGCGAAGAGCACGCCCAACCTCGCTGTTCGCCCCG